CTTATCAATTCAAATACACTTTACAAGGGCGAAGAGTGGAAAGGCGTACTCACAGAGTTCAAGAAGTATAAGAAGGAATATGATAAGCTGACTTCTGATACTGAAAAGGATTTATATGCTTGGGAGAAGTCGGTAACAGCAGGTATGGCTATCGGTAGAATTAGAAATCATTCTATTGGAACACTTCTTATCAATGTGAGTGAGGATATGGATCTTGACACAGCAGTTAAGAAGTATGAGCAGATTGTCGCTCCAAGCAATTATAAGCGTCCAAAGGCTATTTTTACAAAGAAGATGCTTGAGGAAGCAAAGAATACCATTACAGAACTTGGATATATGGATTCATTGCAGAGAAGATTTGCTAATCTGAATGATATTACTGTAAATAATGTACTGTTCTCAAATAAGAGTGCTGCAAGAAGAATGGTTGGTGCAGATGATATTTTTGGACAGATGGAAAAGGATGTTGCTGTAAGTCCTAAGAAGTTTTCTAAGGTTGAAGAGATTTCAGCACAGGATTTCATTGATAAGGTACTTCCAACCGCAAAAGAAATTGAAGCTTTTGTAGAGAATAAGCATGAGAAGAACTTTGTTTCTATGATTGCACCTGTTAATCCAGACGCTAAGACAATGTTCAAATGGAATAATGGATTATCTTGGGCTTATTCAGGAAACATTACTGACTCTGATATGAAACAGAATGTAAAAGCTGCTGGCGGTAATGTTGACGGTGTACTCAGATTTTCAATTCAGTGGAACGAAGATAAACATGACAATTATGACCTTGATGCCCATTGTGTTGAGCCAAATGGAACAGAAATCTATTATGGTAGTTACAAAGCACCAAGAATTACTTCTATGGGCGGTCAGTTAGATGTTGATGTTATTAATCCATGTGGAAAAGTTGCAGTAGAGAATATTACATGGCAGGATTTATCAAGAATGAGAGCAGGAACATATAGATTCTTTGTACATCAGTATTCAGGTGCAGTAAGGCATGGATTCAGAGCAGAAATTGAGTTCAATGGAGAGATTTATTCATTTGATTATAACAACCCTATGAGAACTGGCGAGAATGTTCAGGTGGCAGAAGTTACACTTGATGAGAATGGCAACTTCTCAATTAAGGAAAAGTTATCTGGAAGTTCATCTATCTCAAGTCGTGAGATTTGGGGTGTAAATACAAATCAGTTTGTTCCTGTATCAGTAATTAGTTACAGTCCAAACTATTTTGACAAGCAGGATGGAATTGGTCATAGACATTTATTCTTTTTCTTGAAGGATTGTGTAAATAGCGAAGAGCCTAATGGATTCTATCTTGAGTTCCTTGATAATGATTTAATGAAGCATAAGAGAGTGTTCGAGGCTTTAGGTGCTAAGTGTCATGTAGAAGATACTGATGATCAGCTTTCAGGAATTGGATTCTCTATGACAAAGAGAGCAGATTTAGTTGTTAAGGTTAAGGGTGCAACAGAGCGTGTAATGAAGATTAAGTTTTAATTAGAAAAGGAGATTATTATTATGACAAACAATGAATTATTTATCAATGCAACAAGAGCAAACTATCAGTTTCCATTCAGAGGAATGATTAATGTAATTGATTTGTGGGATTTATCTCTTACAAATTTGGACTCAGTATTTAAGACACTTAACGCAGAATCAAAGAAGTCTGAGGAAGAAAGTCTTCTGAATACCAAGTCAAAGGAAGATGAAGAGGTTTCTAATAAGATTGAAATTGTCAAGTATATTGTTAGTGTGAAGCTGGATGAGAAGAAGAAGAGAGAAGACGCTAAGAAAAATGCTGAGATGAGACAGAGATTGCTTGAAATAAAGGCTAAGAGACAGGATGCAGCACTTGAAAATATGTCTGATGAGGAGCTGGATAAGACACTTGCAGAATTAAGTGAGTAATTGTTATTGATATACCATATATAGTATTAAAAATAAGTAATATATACTATATATGGTATATATTTTACATTAGAAAGAAACGCACATTTCCTATGGAATTTTGGAGGTGAAATCTTTTTGAAGGTTGTTGGAAATAAAGAAAATGTCAATCAAATAAGATTGACACATAAAGGTTTGAACGTCAGATTTAATTGTTTTATGAAACCATTACCCTACACTACTGACAATAATATTGATATATCTAAGCCTGAAATAATTGAGATAACATTTAAGGATTCTTATGAAATAGATAACTTAATACATATATTGGAAAAATTCAAAAAAGAATGTTCTGAGTATATTGGAGAATGGAGATAACATTATGACGAATAAAGAGCAAAATAATTTAAGTAAATACATAGCATTAATTCTTAGACATAGACCTGATGTTGTTGGCATCACATTAGACGAACATGGCTGGGCTAATGTATCAGATTTATTAAAGGGGATCAATAAAACTCAAACAATTACAATGAAAATGCTTGAAAAAATTGTAGAAGAAGATTCTAAACAGAGATATTCATTTAATCGAGAGAAGACGCTTATCAGAGCAAATCAAGGTCATTCTGTAAAAGTCGATGTAGAATTGAAAGAGTGTATGCCACCAGATATTTTATATCATGGAACAGGTGTTAAATATTGCTCTTCAATCAATAAACAAGGGTTAATATCCAAGAGTCGTTTATATGTCCATCTATCAAAAGATATTGAAACAGCAACAAATGTTGGTAGTAGACATGGAGAACCGTTTATTTATAAGGTTAGAGCAAAAGATATGTATAATGACGGATATAAATTCTTTTTATCTCAAAATAGTGTATGGCTTACAAAAGAAGTACCAATCTGTTATTTAGAAGGAGAATAATACAATGTCAAATTTATATGTATATTTAATTCGTTCTCGTAACAAGGATAATAAGGATGTCCCAAACTTTAAGCAACGAGATAAGACAATTCTTGAATATAAAGAGAATGAAGACAAAATAATTGAAGAATTTAAAAGTTTTGCAACTAAAGGAGTTCCTGGTGAACAGACAAGATTATATAGATCAGTTAATTCTAGGAACGAAGAGAAAATCAGGGAAGAATTTATTATTCGTCTGCTGAGAGACAAGCCAAGTATGACACAGCTTAATCGTACATTAGCTTCAGTTGCGCAGCAGGTACAAAATCGTGATGAGAGTAAATGGTTGTTCGATTTCGATGTGGATGATGATAAATTAGCTTTAGGATTTATTAATGACATTACAAATTATGGATTTGTATTTAATCAGATTGAAATGTATAAGACTCCACATGGTTATACAATCACCGTTCCGCATGGATTTGATACAAGAGAACTGATGGAAAAGTGGAAAGATTATGACATCACATTGAAGAAAGATGAATTGTTGTTTTTGGATATGATAACGAATAAGTGATATTTTATTGATATACCAAAAATTGAGGTGAATTTGAATGAAGAAATTGAAAATTGAAATTCCATCTGGTGCAAATGAAATTATTCATACTTTACAGGATAATGGATATGAAGCTTTCTTGGTCGGAGGATGTGTGAGAGATAGTATTCTTGGTAGACCAATTCATGATTATGACATTACAACTTCTGCCACACCAAATGAAATGATGGAAGTATTCAAGGACAAGAAAATTATTGAAACTGGTTTACAACATGGAACTATTACCATTGTAATTGATGGCGAGGGATATGAATGTACCACTTACAGAATTGACGGTAATTACTCAGATAGTCGTAGACCTGATAGTGTAACATTTACACGAAGCTTTGAAGAAGATTTAAAGCGTAGAGATTTTACAATCAATGCAATGGCATACAATGATGAAGTTGGTCTTGTAGATCCGTTTAATGGTATGGAAGATATTAAATACCACAAGATTAGATGTGTTGGCAGAGCAGAAGACAGATTTTCAGAAGATGCATTAAGAATTTTACGTGCTATTCGATTTGCCTCACAGTTGGAATTTGTCCTTGAACCTGATACAGATTGGAATATCTCTAAAATGTATAAGAATTTGGAGAATATATCTATTGAAAGGATTAATAGTGAGTTCTGTAAAATTGCTGCATCGAGTGATTTCTGTGTACAAATGGTCTTATATCACGAAGTATTCTCGTTGTTCATTCCTGAAATTAAA